CCTCCTTCACCTGCGTCGCAACTGTCGCGGCGTAGGTGACGTGCAGACTGAGGAGCCCATCGGATGCGTCAATCCGAGAGGCTGCCTCCATCAGAAGTTTAAGCTGGGCCGGACTGTGATCGACGGCTTGGGAGACCGTCATCCCTAAGCGGACCGCGCACTCCGCTACGTAGTCGGCAAGGTTGACAGAAGCTGCCTTCCCAACTCGCCGCTTGACCCCGGCACCAGCTGCTCCTGCCGGGAAACCCTCCGGCGAAGCCACGCGAAAAAACGCTCGGAGTTCAACTCCTCCCCCGCCGCGAGAATCGCTTCGTGCGACTCAATGCGGAGGTTGTCTGACCATCCCGAAGGCTTGTCGCAGAGCAATTCGACCAGCTTGTTCTCGTTGTCGATGGCTGCGAGGTATTCCGGAAGCTGACGGATCAGCAGTTGCTGCACCTTCACTGTTTCGTGGGTGCCGTCTAGGTAAGCGGCGACCACAGGGCGGCCACCGAGCATGGTTTCAGTTTTGTTGTCCATTTTGGGTTTCTAGTTACGGGGCAAAGCGTACCAGCCTGCGGGGATCGTGACGCGGTTCTGGCTTCGAACCATCTTCCCGCTTGAGTCCGGGACCCAGACGCGGGCTTTGACTGGTTCGGCCAGTCGAACCGGATCACCGCTTGGGATCAGAATCACTCGGCTGGCGCAGCCGTTGCTCGTGATCGTCAATGCGGCGGCGAAGATCGTCGCGAAGATCTTGTTGGCCTTTGGCTTCTTCAACGGTTCTGTCCTCTCTTGCGAGTCCGTGCAGCCATTTGAGCAGCGCAGTGATGATCTGTTCGATCCAGTTCATCCGCGGGCGGCAACTGCCTCAAAACGCTCGAAGAACTCGGTTCCGCGCATCCGGTGCGTCTTGGCTGCGTAGTCGTGAGCGTCTCGGTAGATCAGCCAATGGCCGGAGGCATCCGTCTCGACCGCCACAACTGCAAAGAGAGAGGAGCCGTCGGTGGCTCCCCTCTCGCGATACAGTTCAGTGATCCAGTCCAGAATCACTCGGCCTTGGGCTTCGAGGAATCCGAAGCCACGATCAGACCGATGCCAGCGGAGACCGCGGCTATGGTCGCCGTGAGATCTACGTTGGTCATGGGGTTGCCATCGAACAGCGCCACGAGAGCGCCGCCAACAGCCACGAGGATCGCGCCGATTCCGGCAACAGTAGTCTTCCAGTTAGTCATTCGTTTCCTTGGGTTGGTCTTTCTTCTCGTCCTTTTTGGGACCTCGCAGAATGCGGTAGAGCATAATGCACGCGATGATGCATGTCGCGATGGAGCCAATATGGGACGCGACCTCGCCAAGCGGTCGTAGCCAGTGGATCAGCGCAGAGGATAGCCCAGAGGCCATCCCGATCGCTCCATCTCGCACGTCGTGAACATGGCTTGTGACATCATTCGACTGCATTGGTCTGGGGCTTCAGAGCCTCAGCCGCGATCATGATCTTCTCAGCAATCGGCAACGCGACGCGGGCGTTTTGGAGGCCGCCTGCCTTGGTTGCGATGTCGAGACAGTTGACGAGCGCTTGAGCTTCGGCAGAGGTGAGTTCGAGGGTGATCTTGGGTTCCATTTGCTTTCGTTGTTAGACCGCCCACGGGAGCGGCGGGACAACGATGGCAGGCGTGATCTGATCGTCAATCTGCTGCTGTATGGAGGCCTCGGTGGCAACCTTGTCGATGCCAGCGCCCCAAACCCAAGCGAGCACTTCAGCCTCGGTGAGGTCACCTAACGGCACGAACGCCGCAGGATCTGCAGGCGAGAACGACGCGGTGCCGTAGCACGTCCCGCTGTAGGTTTTGCCGTCGGAGGTCTGCTCTCCGTTGCACCGCCAAGCGGCAGTGACGACGACGTTGGTGAGGTCGCCGTCGACCGGCTTGACCCAGATTTGTTCGATTTTCCAGTTCATGGTTTAAGCGTTGGCAATGGTTGTGACCGTTCCAGAGGATCCGCGGTATTTGAGCGCACCACCCTCCACATAGAGGACACCGCCTCCCGAAGGATTGGCCGACGGAGCGGTAGCGTTTCCGAGGTGCAAAGTCTTGGAGCTTGAAGTTGCTGCGGTGCTCATTCCGACAAGCAGATTTCCGGAATCGTCGAGGACCATTCTTTGCAGCGGAGAATAAGCAGCGCCACCAGTTCCGTTCGAGGTTCCGGAATTGTACCAGACGTGCAGCCCGTCGTTCGAGAGCTGGTAGATGGCAGCCTTTCCGTTGCCTTTGTAAATGTACTGAGAGGAAGCGTTGATGAATGTGTTCGCACCCAACTGGGCAACCGAGCCATTGGTGCCAGACATCAGACTTGCGCTCGAAAACTCGATCGCCCGAAACGATGTGTTCCACGCGCTCGGCGTCACCCCCAACCCAAGGTTGCCGGCCGTCGTCAGCCGCATTTTCTCCGACAGCGTGGCGTCTCCAGTCGCCGTCCTCGTGACGAAAATCATATCAGCGGTGCCATTCGCACCACCGTTGTTCAGCAGCGATTTGATCCCAGCGTGAGGCCTCTGCCCGTTGGTGGTTGCCGCACCAAACAACAGCAGGCCACCGTTGTTCACGCCGCCACCGGTGTCCGAAAGGAACAGCGCGGATGCGTCTCCGGAGTCAGAAACCGATGTCGCCGCTTGGCCTGCGCCTTGGATTTGCGCCGCGTTGAGGGGAGCAACAGCCGAGCCGACGGCAAACCTTCCGGCTGAGTTGATTTTCGCAACCTCGACAGGCGTCAGAGCTGCGGCTGCCCCGGACGTGTTGTTCGCGGACGAATAGAAAACGTGGTCGCCGTTGTTTTGGTAATACTGCGAGAACCTGCCGTTTCCGTAAAACCGCCACTGGTCGCTGAAGTATCCATTGGAAACCATGTTTCCTGTGGTTCCCATGTATGAAATCGCACCAGAAGGGGCCATCATTAGGACGGAACCGCCAGTCCATCCGCTAGGAGTGACTGCCAATCCAACGGTTCCGTTTGCAGCGATGCGAAGGCGCTCGGTGGTGTTGTCTTGAAAAATGAAGTCTCGATTGGAGTTCGTGTAAACGTACCACGGATTTGTCTGCCCACCTGCGACGAACCCAATGGCAGCCAGTCCGGATGCGCTGGTGCTTTTGAGACGAAGTTCGGCTTGCCCATTCCACTCGACGTGTAGTGGAAGCGTCGGCGTCGCCGTCCCGATGCCAAGGCGGCCCGAGGCGTCGAGGGTCATCCTCTGCGTTAAGGCACCAGTTCCGTTTTGTGATGTATAAAACGAAAGTGAAGACCCTACAGAGACAGATCCGTTTACAATGTTCCGGATTTCGCTGTTTCCGCCAGAAAATGACGTATTGTGAAACCGAAACGATGAGTACTGCTCACTTGCTGCTCCATATCCAACTGTGCTTGCTAGAAAAACAGAACTTTGAGATGAACCGACTTCGAGTTTGTATGCTCCACTAGGCGTCACCCCCAACCCAAGGTTGCCGGAGGAGTCGACACGGAGCCTTTCGGTGCCACCAGTCGCCAGCGCGATGGTGTCTGCCGCTGGGAAATAGAGGCCGGTGTTCCCATCTGTTGCCATTGAGAAGACAGGTGCCGAAGCCGTCCCGTTGCTATAGGACATGAACTGGCTTCCTAACATTAGGAACCGCGCAACGCTGTCTGTTCCGAACGATAAGTAGTTTCCGGTGTGATCGTAGAACAGATACCCAGCGTAAGAACCAGCGGTGCCAGCGCCTGCATCTCCAAAATGAATTGCCGAAAACCCTGTCGGGGCGGCAAGCATTTGGAGATACGACGACGCCATCCCGGTGCTTCCGACTTGTAGCGGGCCGTTGACCAGCGACGAGCTTCCGATCAGCAGATTTGCGCTCACCTTAGCGTCTCCGACCACGTCAAACGCAGTCGACGGGGTGGCAGTGTTAACACCCACGCGGTTGTTGGTCGCATCAATCTTGAGCGTCGACGTGTCGACCGTGAGGTCGCCGCTGATGGTAGCGGTTCCTGTCAGCGTCGTGTTTCCGGTGATTGTCACCGGGCCATTGATGCGGTCACCGGGTTTCTCAATATTCCAAGACATGGTTTTGCGGGCTTAGGCTTCGTGGAGGGCGAGGACTTTGACCCCGGCGCCGCCGTGGATGGCGTAGATTGGCAAGTTGTTTCCCGTAAAGCGTCCGGCAGCGTCGTCGGACGTGATTGTCTCCCAAGGAGCGAGGCGGATCCCCGGCGAGCCGCCAGAGTCGATCGTGACTGTCGAAGTCCCCTCGAACGACAGGAAGATCGGCGTGTCGCTTTGGTTCTGGAGCATGAGCCAGTTCCGCTCCTTCGCTCCGGAGACGAGCGTCGCCGTTGTTTGCACCTCAATTTTCGAGATCATGGATCAGAGGATCTTCCAAGCGGTTCCGGTGTAAGACAACACCAGCACGGCGTAGCTGCGGTCGATGCTGTACGTTGACGAGTTCGTGTCCGAGATGACTTTTGTTCCGGCGTTTACCGTGATCGGGAAAGCCGATCCGTGGCCGGAGACATCCGCAATCTCGATGCGCTGCGTGAGGCTCGGAGGATCCGGCAGCGTAACCGTGACGATCGAGGCACGACCGCCGACCTCGACGAGGTAGTTTGTTCCTGCAAGAAGCGTCGTGTTGAACGGGACAGCGATTGGGCTGGCCGGTGTGGTGTTACCGGCGACAGGAGCGACCTCTCCTTGCAGGACGATATTTGTCGCACCGTTGTTGTCCCAGTTGTTGTTTGGAGTCGCAGTCTTCGAATCCGCCCCGTTAGCCGTCCAACTGTCATCGAGTGAAATCCCGACTTGAGACGCGGCGTCCGAGGTGTTGTTGGAGATGTCGTTCGCTGGTGTTTTGCTGCTCGACCCAGCGACAGTCCAAGCGGCTTCAAGAGCCGTGGTCTTCGATCCTGCTGCGTCCGCGGTATTGTTCGCGACGTTGTTAGCGATTGTTTTGTCAGACGCTCCGGATGCCGTAAACGCTTCTTGGAGAGAAGGAGTCTTAGATCCAGCAGCGTCTCCAGTATTGTTGACGATGTCGTTTGCAACCGTCTTGTTTCCGCTAGTTGCAAGCGCAAAAGTCACCGCTGAAACTCCAACCGTTGGGACATCGGATTGAAGCACCCAGAATGACCCAGCAGACGATCCGCCTAGCACTCGCGCTGTGAGTCCAGCCGGCAGCTCGACCGGCTCGTTGAAGAGCGCATTTCTTGCAATAGCAGCCTCTTTGAGGATGTCAGTCGTCGCGGTGTTGGTTGGCCCTGTGAAGCTCAATGTTCCAGATGAACTTGCGGCGATGAACCCGGACGAACCGAGCGTCATCACTCCGTTAGAGCAAGTGATGCCGTTGCCTTTGGCCCAGTGATACAAGCGCCCAGCGGTGAGCCCCGTCTTAGTCGCCAATCCTCCAGCCGAATAGGTTTCTGAAAACGCTACTGCGGCTCCAGTTGCAGCGGCCTCGTAGATTCCGTTCTGATGCGTCGTTGACTGTGCAGTCAACAAAACGAGCCTTTGGCTTTTTAGAGCTTCTGGGCCACCGATGTCGACACCATCGAGAACCGCTGCAACTGGAGTGAATGATGCGAGGTTCGTTTGCACCCGAACAACGCAATCGACAAAGGCATTCGGACGGATTGTGTCCGAAGCGCTCGTAGTCCACGCCGCGGCCAAGCCGGGCGTAATCGGGTCGGCTGGCATGGCTTGATTTTTTAGGCGAGGGTGCCGGTGTTCTGCGTCGAGTGCAGGACTCGAGCCTCGAATGTCACAGAGACGATATTTTCGCCGAAGCTGACTTCGCCGGAGACCTTCATCTGCACCCAGACATCCATCGTGTTGAACAAGGCGTCGCTTTGGCCGTACTGCTGAATCTTGAGCCAACCGCGTTTGGTGGACCCCTCAAGCGGGTTGTAGTTCGTCGAAGCAGAGGTCAGAAAGTCGGTTCCGAAAATGAGCTCAAAAGCCTTCGGGCTCATCTCCTGCGCCGTGAGATTGATGTTGAGCTGGCGCTTGGTCTCCAGCACGTCGTACAGGCGCAACACGCCGGGAGTCGGCGCGAAGATGTCGCGCTCCTCGCGCTCGTGCTGAATGGTGACTTCGGAGAGAATTCCGAGATCAACCCAGCCGGTGTCCGCGGCTCCGGGTTTGGTTGCACGGCTGGAAGTGCCAGCCGACGGAACGGTGTAGGAAAGGCCTTCGCGAAAGAAAAAGCCGTGATTGCCGAGGATGACTGCTCCGGTGTTCATTTGTGTTTTCTGCTAGTTGAGGGTTGAGAGTTTCGTGAAAAACAGGTCGTAAGCCATGAGGCCGGGATCCTGCGTTGTGAGCTGCAGCCACTCTGCCGCCGCTTCAAACTTCCGGTCCCCAGCATTCACCGGGTTCCAAGAAAGAACTGACGAAACGACCGCGCCGATCGCGGAATACACGTTCCGATTTGCGCCTCCGACCGCGGTGTTGACGTGAGGGTTGGCGAGCACACGCACCACGAACTCGGCGTCGAGAGCGAGTCTCCCACCGCCAAGGTCACGCCGTCCGGCTTTGAGAATGTTCGGTAGCACGATCACGAACCCCTTTGACCTAAGCTGCGTTTCGATTGCTCCGTCCTGCGTTCCGTCGTCGATGATGCAGGCGACAGTAGGAGCCGCAGAGAAAAACGCGTTCGCGTCGATCTGCGACTTCACCGTCGACTGGATGGATCCGATGGCGAGCATGTCAGATTGAGCGCAGCGGTGCCTTGGCGCGGTTCTGGCGCTTGAGGATGTACTCGAGCATATCCGCGCGGCTTTCGTCCAAGGCTTGGGCGATTGCGGTCTGCTGCTTTGGCTTTTGCAGTGCGACAGCGATCTCGCCGGAAGATTTGTTGCCGCCCCACTTGAAAGTCATTTCGGCCTTGTCGGCATCGGTCTTGAAACCGACAGACGACAGGAATCGGTTGTACCGATCGAGAAGCATCCGATAGACGTCGATGTCGTCTTTGATCGCGAACTTCTGGATGACGCTCTTCAGCCTTGTGGCGTATCCGAGGAACCCTCGGCCACTCTCGCGGATGTTGAGTTCCTTCTGAACGGCGATCGCTTGGAGGTTCAAGCGCTTGCCACCTTTGATCCGTTTCGATCCGTAGGTTTTGCCGCGACGATTGAACGCGAACTTGCGCGTCTTGATGTCCTGCGAAACGCCCTGCGTCTTGTAGGCTCGCTCCCAAGCTGACGGGCGAATCTTGACGCCTTCTCCAGACTTTAATGCGGCCAATCGTTCGGCACGAATGACGCCTTTCCCCGGGGAAAAGGACTTCATCTTCGTGCTCAAACGGAACGCAAAGTCCGCCGACTTCTTCGCAACCGCCTCCTGCGTCGACAGGCGTGTCACCGCAAGGTAATCGGAGAGCGCGTCGTTGAACCGATCAAGGTTCGTCTGGAAGGTCACGGTCACAAGTTCACCTCGCACTCAAGGATCCACGCGGACCCGTTGAACTTCACCTTGGCGATTCGGTGATAAACCTGGCCAGTGGTCGTGATGATCTCGCCGACGATCGGAGTCGACGCCACGGAACTGGTCTTTATCTCGATTCGACTGGTGGACTGCTCGTCGAAGTCCGGGAGGTTGGCTCCGGGAGGCTTTTCATCGAATGGCGTCCAGTCGACAACCGCAGACACGGACACTCCGCGGAACGTGACGGTGTCACCGGCGATTGCCAGCAATCCGTCAAATCCCTGCGCGAGTGCCGTGTCTGCGATGTTCATGTCAGCTCTTCTTCTTCGATGGCTTGTCAGCCGTCTTGGGAGCAGAGGCGAACTTCTGCTTGCGCTCGCAACCGCGGTCCTCAGACCACAGCTCGATGACGCTGCATCCGTTCCCGCCAAGCTGCACGGTCGCCTTGAACTCCGCTTCGACCTCAGAGGCCGGAGAGGGTCCGAGGACCACTTTGCCGTCAGCGATCAGAATTGCGGAGCGCATGGCAATTAGGCGCTGATGACACGCTTGAGCGCTGAGGCTTCGCCGAGTGCGTAGCCATAGAACGCCTCCAGCACCGCCACGACCTCGCCCTTGTCGTTGTCGTAAAACTCGCGGTAACCGAGGGTAATGCCGGTGTTCTCGTCAGCGACGGGGCGATACACGCCGTCTTGGCTACGGCCAGAGGGCTGGAGATACCGCATGGCGGTCACGATCGCGCTCGGGTAGGCGGCGAAGCCAACGAGGTTCTCGGCGTTTGCCGGAACGAGGCTCGAGCGGTAGGTGATGAATCCGGACAGATTCGGCAGGCTGCCGGTCTGGTTGGCGGTCGCACCAAGAGCGGACGCGTCCTTGATAACGGAGTCCTTGAGCAGCGCGTTGTAGTAGGACGAGCCGAGCACCAGCGACCGAGGAGCCTCGGGCATGTCAGCGGCGTCGCAGGCCTGCTTGATGTCGATCACGTCGGCGAAGTCGAAGTTCGCGGCCACACCAGTGTGAGCGGCAGCGCCGAAGTTCGCGAGGGTCACAGCCGAAAGGATGTCTTGGAAAACAGCCTTCGCGAGTTGGTAGCCTTTCTGCATGCCGAAGCGCTCGAGAGCAACCGCGGGGCTCTTAGCGATGGCGACATCGCTGAGATACCAAGACACAAACTTGTGCTTGTTCAGCGTGATCGTGCGCTTGTTGAGGGTCGAGTCCTGCCGGGTGTAGGTGCCGGAGAAGTCAGCGGCGGCAGAAGCAGCCGGAACGTATGGCACTTGGATCGTGTCAGACTTCGAGGCCGGGGCCGGATCGAAGTCAGTGGTGAAGGCCTGCATCGGAGCAAAAGCACCGACGAAGGCATCGAGGCCCGCTTGGGAGATCAGCGTCCCATTTAGGCCGGAGTCGAGGGTATTGGGCATGTTGTGTGTTTGTTGAGGTTACTTCTTCAGCAACTGGGCCTTGTTAGCGGACCAGAAAGCGGAGCGCTTTTTGGGGTCAGTGATCGCGTCGAACTCAGCGCGGAGATCGACCGAAGTTTTTGCAGCAGGAGCTCCAACCGGCTCGGCTCCGATGACGGGAGCGGAGATCGAGTTGAGGAGTTCCAGCGCGGAAGAGTCGGCAGAGATCTGAGCAATCCACTGGTCCTTGAGGTCGGACTTGATGCGGCCTTCCTTGATAGCGGTCTCGACCTTGTTAGAGATCTCAACCTTGGCGGCCTCGTCGAGCTTGGCCTTGAGCGCGTCACGCTCGGAGGTCAGAGCCTCGATTGCAGTCTTGTGAGTTTCGGTGACCGAAGCGAAAGCAGCGGTGAACGCAGCGACTGCAGCGTCCTCGTCGATCTGAGCAGACGGGACGAGCCCGACCCCAGCCAATGCGTTGAGAAGTTTTTCCATGTCTGTGTTGTTGTTGTTGTCGTCTAGATCGTCGTCGTCTTCCTGCAGCTCCAGCTCTGCGTACTTAGCGCGGAACCAATCACGGCCAGCAGCACCTCCCCAGAGGTTGGCGGAGACGTCAGCAGGACTGTCAGCCTCGGCATCGAGGAAGCGCTCGTTGCGAGCCCACCATCGGTTGGCCTTTCGGACCTTGGCATCGGTCGGAGTCTCACCGGCAGCGAGTGCGCGAGCCTCTCTAACGGTTGCAGGCTCGAGACCGTCACCGGCCTTGCCGTCCTCGACCTGCTGGATGCCCTTGCGGAATGCGCGCTTTGCGGCATCCGGGGCGGTCGTGCTCGGCTTGTTCAAGATCGCCGGCGCTTTCTTGAATGAGCGGACAGAAGCCGAAAACGCTACCTCGTCCGTGATCGTGTCGACGAAGCCGTTCTCCTTGGCTTCCTCGGCGGAAAACCAAGTCTCCTCGTCCATCCACCGCTTGATGGTCTCGGCGTCCTTGCCGGTCTTTTTGGCGTAGGTCCCGACGAGGCTGTCCCGGATCTTGTCGAGGAGATCAGCAGTCTGCCGCATCTCCTCGGAGTCGCCCATCGCGCCACCCCAAGGATTGTGGATCATGAGGAATCCGTTGCTTGCGATCCGGACTTCCTTCCCAGCCATCGCGATGACCGAAGCGATGGAAGCAGCGAGACCATCGACCTGCACGGTGACATCCTGCTCCTTGAGGAAGTTGTAAATCGCGAGCCCGTCGAAGACAGACCCACCCGGGGAGTTGATCCGCAAGTTGATCTTCTTGGCCCCACTAGCGCGGATCTGAGAGATGAAGTCTCGAGCGTTTACGCCAAAACCGCCGATCTCGTCGTAGAGAAAGACGTCAGCCTCGGCCTCAGCCTTCGCTTTGATGTCGAACCAAGTGCTCATTCGGTGGGGTTGGCTGCGTTGTTCGATGACAACTCGTTCGGATCGAGAGTCATGATCTCGGCGCGGTCGACATTGAACTCCGTGGCAAGATCGCGGGCATACGCAATTTCTGCCGCCTTTTGCCGCAACTGCTCGCGCCAATCTTCGCCTGTCTCAGCGTAGATCGACTGGAGAGTCCGCATGCCGGTTTTGAACTCAGCAACCGCAGCAGCGGAGTTGCGCCCCACGTCGACGTTGATGGCTCGCGGTGATCGGTAGTTCGACCGATACCAATCCGACGGCGCGGGCTGCAGGAATGGCTCGGTCTGGATGCCGACCTCCATCACATACTCGTAAACGCGTTTGAGGTGGTCAGCGATCACCGAGGAACGCGACCTAAAGAACGAGTTCGCGATGTCCAGAACGGATCGCATCGACGTCCCCTGCATCGAGGATGGGAGGACGATTTCCTTGGGGATGCCAACGCCAGCGCAAACCTTTGCGGTGAGGTAATCCCAGTATCCGCTCGTCGCAGCGCTGGGACGTTCAACCGCGAACTGCTGGAACTCGTCACCGTGCTTCAGCACGACGGCGCTGCCTTGGAAAACATCCTTGTAATAGGAGGACCGCTCGACGTTGTCGGATCCGGTGACAGTTCCGCGAATGAGATCGTCGTCGGAGACCTCCCCAGTCGAGGTCTTGATGACGCGTTGCACCTGCGCCGCGTCCTTTGCGGCCTGCATCTCGAGGAGCTGCAGGTCGTCCAGATCATGAAGGTCGTTCATGACTGGGTAGAGCGCTGGGAGTCCGCGGTACTGGCCGGGGCGTCCGGGCTCGAAGATGTGCACGACGAACTCCGCAGCGGCGCGGCTGTACGTCTTGATCTTGCGGGCGTCCTCGGTGGCGATGTGGTAGGCCACCGGTCGTCCCCGGCTGTCGATCTCAACGCCGTCGATGACGTTGGCCTTGGCATCCGGCGGAGTCTCAACTCGGTGAGACTCGATGAGCTGGATCCGAGGGTTTCCGGTCTCACCGCGGGTCAGCAAAACGAAAATCTCGCCGTCCACGAAAAGCGAACGAGCGATGACTCCTTGGAGCGTCCCGAACGAAAGGCGAGAAGAGAGATCGGCGAACTTTGTCCAGTCTCTCCAATACTGCAGAGCCGAAGCGTTCCACGTGGTATCTTGCGAGGCTGGGAAGAAGGCGAGCCCTTGCCCCACGGTGTACTGCTCGAAAAGGTCCGCGAGGCGATTGACGAATGCGTTGTTCCGCTCGAAATAGCGCGACCTACGGACCAGCTCATAGCGGGTGTAGGGGTCGATGTCATACCGAGCAGCCTGCACGCTTCCGTGAAGCGTTGAGCGGCTGGTTGAGTGCCGGGCTCCCTCATAGCGGGCCTTCGGTGAAACCACGAACCGGACAGCCGCGGCGATGCGTTGAGACAGGTTCATCGGAGCAAAGTCTGGAACTTCGAGTGATACGCTGTGATGGGCCGGAGCGCCGCGAGCATGTAAGCGTATCTAGCCGAGTCCGTCGTGTTCCCGGCAGCCACCGCGGCATCGTAGAGATTGATGAGTCGGTCGAGCATCTCCACCAGCTCGGTAGGAGTGACACCCTCGGTTCCGTTGACTTGGAAGGTGACGCTGCGTCCATTCCCGGACGTGCTCTGCAGGACTTTCCCAGACGAAACGGCTGTGACCGCCGACGCGTTGAGAGCCGTCAGTTTTGCGAGCAGCGTCAGATTCGCAGCTTGGGCTTCAGCCCAAAGGTTGCGGAGATAACTGCGGACGAATGGCGTCGAGGCGGCCACGCTCTAATCCGGCGGCCTAGAGTCCGATCTGTCGACCGGTCAAATCACTCGCCGCTGTCCGTTCTGTCCCGTTTGTTCTGCCGGGGGTGCGGGTTTTCTCGGAGCCAGTCAACGGCCTGTTGGAGTGTCGCCCGGCCTCCCGGCATCTCGAATCCCTGCGCGCGCATCGCGTAGACGTAGGACGTGGCCCGCTTGAGCAGCCCGGCCAGTTCTTTGACGGTGTGTAGTTCAGCCTGCATCGGCGGTGAGTCGGAGTCGGTTGTGGAAGAGCGCGGCGGCGACCTGCATGACTTCGCAATCAAAGAGATGGTTCGGCCATTTTGAGGAGCGCGGCAGCCACGTCCAAGTCGTCCGACCGGTGGCGCTAGACAAGCGAGCGATCTTTTGCTCGCAGTCCATGTGACGCCAGTAGTCGGTGCTGGCAGCCTTCTCAACGACCTCCCATCGAACTTTTGTTCCGCCACGGCGAAGGCGCTCGAGAATGTCTTTTGTGACGTCGGCGCCGAACTCGAGGAGCTTGAGTTCAAGCGACCCCTGCCTTCCTGCGTTGTCGCCAACTCGTGGGTCAATCCCGCGAAGGAAGAACGGTTCGTCCACGCCACTCTTCGCGTTGCGCCATCCCCGGCGCGGCATCCCCTTTGATGGCATCCAGCCGATCCAAAGGGGAACTCGTCCGGCGCGATTTGCAAACCTGCCGTAGCGCAGGCACTCCGCGTAAACCGCTGGGGCATCATAGCCGGAGTCGATCACGACATGGACATCCTGCACTCCGTGCTCAAGCTGTTTGTCCCGGACGTCTTGCCAAGTGTCCAGAGATCCCGAGTCGAGAGTCCGGGACGATCCATCGTCAGCCCATGCTCGGACGACAAACCAGAAGTGCGGGCTGGTCGCTTGGCAATCGACCGTCATGAATTTGATCGACTTCTCGTCCGTTGCTTCCGCTCCAGCCACAACGATCTCGTCCCGTTGCCTTGGCGCTGACTGGTTCTCCCATGGCTCGGCCAAGTTTCCGTTGATGAAACCTTGGAGTCCCAGCAGCGAGTCCTTTGCCTCAAGGAATGCAACCGCGAGGTGGCCCCATGTACATTTGCGGTCCGGGCTGTAGAGGCTCGACAGGTGGTATGATCGCACGCCGGGGAGAGCTCCCTTGTTCTCCGCGATCCAGACACCGGACCGAAGCGCGGCCACCTTTTGCGCGTCCGAGATGTTGCCCTTGCATAACTGGCACTCGTACCGAGCGGAAGCGCGGACCCGGGTGAAGTCCCACTTCCCATCCTCGAGCTTTGCGGTCTCGTCCCATTTGACCTGCCGCCACTCGAGCTTGATCGGGACTTTGCAGTGTGGACAAGGCACATAGAACCGACGCTGATCTCCGCGTAGGAACCGTTGCCAGATCCGGCCTTCCGTTACCGTTGGTGTTGATGTCAGAAAAGCTTTTGAGGACGAGAAAGCCTTGAGTCGCTGCTCTGCGAGGTCCAAGGCGTCCGCTTCCTTTTCGGATGCCGAAGCGAACTTGTCCACCTCGTCTGCGATCAGCACCCGTACGGGACGGCTGGCTAGGTTCGCCGGTGAGTTCGATCCAACAAACGTCAACGTCGAGCGGTCGAAGTGTTGCTCAAGGTTCGTGAGCTTGTCTTTGTCAGCCGGAAAATGGGCAACCATCGCCGGGGCATCCTCGAGCATCGGGAGCCACCGGCTTTTGCTGAACGACCGGGCAAGGTTCTCTGTCGGCATGAGCCACAGTGCCGGGCAAGGCTCGTTGTCGATCAGCCACGCCAGACCAGCCATCAGCGTAGTTGTCTTCGCTGTCTGTGATCCCCAACAGAGAGTGCATTCCGAGACAGACGGATCCTTCCAAGCCTCCATTGGTTCCCGCGTATAGGGTCGAATGCTAGTCGTGAACGGTCCCGGGTGTTCCGTCTGCCGCTGCGTCAGTTTGAGATTCGACTCGCTCCACTCAACGACGGTCTGCCGCGGCGTCGGGCGGTACTGCTGACGCCGGAATTCGAGGATGTCGCGCTGGAGGTCACTCAGCATTGGCAGACTCGAGAACGGCTTTCTTTCCGGTGAAATCCTCCCATCGCTTAACGATCACGTCGCAATAACGAGGGTCCAGTTCCATCAAGCGGGCTTGGCGACCAGTCTTTTCGCAGGCGATCAGAGTGCTGCCGCTCCCACCGAAAAGGTCGAGCACGACAGCGCGCTTGTCGCTGAAGTCATTAAGTGCGCGTTCGGCAAGCGCCACTGGCTTCTGCGTCGGATGAACATAGGATGATGCGGCGTCTTTTGATACTTGCCAGACAGCCATGCCGCGGCTTCCACGGAACTTCGGGCTTCCCTTGGCGCAGAATAAGGCAAGCTCGTAGTCGAGTGCGTACTGCCCGTCGAGATCGCCCATTCCACCACCGCCTTTGTGCCAGACAATGGTCTGCTTGTAGAACTTCTCAAACTGCGCTCGCCACACCGGATAGACGTGGTGGCTGGTCCAGATGAACGCTGCCGTGTTGTCGGCCATCGCTTCCCAGACAACCGGCGCGATCTCCAAGATCTTTTCATCGTTCTTCAGCACATCAAAGCGTTTGCTCATGTTGGAGCGAAACTCCACGCCATAGGGCGGATCAGAAAATACTAGTCCAGCCGTCTTACCAGCCATCAGCCGTTCGACATCATCCGCCTTCGTCGAGTCTCCGCAAAGCAGCCTGTGCTCCCCGAGCAGCCAAAGATCTCCCGGCTTTGTTACTGGTTCCTCCGGGGCTTCTGGAACTTGGTCCGGATCGGTTTGGCCTTCCACAATCTCGGGTTGCAGAAGTTCTGAAAGTTCGTCGTCAGAGAATCCAAGCAGGTCGATTTCGAAGCCGTCGTCTTTGATTGCGGCAATCTCGGACTTCAGCATCTCTTCATCCCACCCTGCGTTCAGCGCGAGCTTGTTATCCGCGATGACGTAGGCTCGGACTTGGCTTTCGGTAAGGTGACCAAGCCGTAGGCACGGCACCGATGCCATCCCGAGCTTTCGAGCAGCCATGACGCGGCCATGACCTGCAACGATGGTCCCGTCCTTGTCTACGAGCACCGGGTTGGTGAATCCGAACTCCCGGATGCTTCCGGCGATCTGCGCGACCTGCTCGTCTGAGTGTGTCCGGGAATTGCGGGCGTAGGGAATCAGCTTCTCGATCTCGATCAGTTCGATCTTGTCGGCGTGTTTCATTTCCACGGGTCTGTTGAGTGAAGAGTTGCGAGGCAAATGTCCTGCACCCAGCGTTCCAGTTCTCGCTCGGCGTGCTCCGGGTCGTGAGGTGCGATGCGGCCAGCGAGTTGTCTGGGCATCGACTTGATGAGCGTGGCGACTGCGCCGTCATGCTCAGTCATGACCTTCCGAACCCAATCGCCGGAGACTAGGGTGCGCTCGCGTTCTGACAGGTCTAGGACCTCCTGCCGGGCTTGGGTTAGGTTTCGAGCTGCTTGCGCGTGGATCGACACGAGGCGTCCGGCGTCCGGCTGACCGTTTTTTAAAGCCCTTGCCGCAAGGGCATAGGCTGCTCGCTCAATGTTCCTTTGCCGCTCGTAGGCTCCCAGAGGGGTGTCCGCGGAGATCGCAGCGGGGTCGGGTGGGGCCTGTGCCTCGGGCGGACGGTAGGGTCCGGCGTCGGGCTGCGTAGGGTTAGCCCTCTGCTGGACCGACATGCCGCGCCACTGATCTGCGGCCTCCTTCGAGGTCAACGGCATCCCAGCTTTGACCAGTTGCGACACCCTTCCTCGGGTCAGCCCTGCGGCTCTGGCGTAGTCGGCCTGTGTCATCGGACGCACTCCGGGAGTTTGGCCTCCGGCATCGTCGACAGTTCGCGGAGCCCTTCGATTACAACCCTCCGCCGCGGGTCGCTTTCGTTGGGGTAGAACTGGGAGGCGACCTGCTCCGGAGAGACCGTCCGCGCACGCAGTCTTGAGACCGTCCAGCGCATCAGATTTGGCGGCAGGTTTTCGAGCGTAAATTGGAGGCCTGTCATCGGAGATGGGTGTTTCGGGTTGGGTGACGCGCTAGGAGTCGATTTGAGGTGCCTCTGTTTTTTTGACCATCTCGGGAGTATCCCTCGATTCCAAAAACGCGACTACAGGCAAGTCTGGGGCCTTTGTGGTTATCGTGGTGCGGAGTGTTTACGCTCGGGGACTCGTCGCGACTTATTTGGCCCC